TGCATCAAAGAATGTTTTCAGCGCAGGCGCAACATTTGCTTTGATTGTTTCAACAACCAAGCCAAGCGTTGGAAGAACCTGCCCTGTGAATGCATTGAGCATATCGATAAGCACTGGGATGACGGCTTCGCCAATGCCAATCGCCATTGAGTTGAAGTTGTTAGTCAGAATCCCAAGTTGGAATGCCAGACCCTGCTCCTGATAACTGAGCGCGGTGTCTGTTGCGCCAGCGGCATTCTGCATAAGCGCCAACTCTTCGTTGAACTGTGCGCCGCCGTCCTTCGCAAGCACGAATGCTCCACGGATCGCACGGGCATCTCCCAGGATCGCAGCGAGCGCTTCTTTGCTCCCGTTGGTCTTCTCAACCATCTCAGACAACGCCCCGCTGAGACCCTTAGAGGCAAGTGCTTGGGAAGTTAATTCAATACCATAACTTGCCGCGACTTTTTGCGCTTCTTTGCTCGGCTTGATGAACTTCTGCATAATCGCGTTGAGTTGCGTGGTAGCGTTTTCTGCGTCAATACCATTCTTGGTGAGAACGGCAATACCAGCGCCGACTTCCTCAATGCTCACGCCGAGAGGAGCGGCGAGCGCGGTGACCTTACCAATTTGGTCCGCAAGTTCTGGGAAGGTAATCACACCGCGATCTACCGTCTTGAAGAGCACGTCGGAGATTCGACCCGCTTCGTCTGCGCTTAACCCATACGCATTCAAGACCGCGGTGATACCAGCCGCGGATTCGGATGTCTGTGCGAGTCCTGCGGAGGCTGCCTTCGCCGCCGCTTCGAGCACCTGCAACCCTTCTTCGCCTGCAAATCCAGAAGAGGCAATGTCGTAAAGTCCCTGCGCGAGCGTCTCAGCGCTCTGCGGCAACCTATTCGATAGATCCAACACCGACGCTTTCATTGCGTCAAATGTCGCGGGGCTTTCCTTTGCAATGCTGTTGACATTCAACATCGCCGTCTCAAACTCGCTTGCCTTCGTCACCGCATAGGCAAGACCAGCAGCGGCGGCAGCGCCTGCGATGGCAATGCCCTTTGCGGCTGCGGCAAACGGAGCGTTTAGCGTGCTGGCAGTTTTACCAAGCGTGCGCGCTGTTTTGTTGAGTTCGCGCATCCCCTTGGACGCACCGTCCCTGAGAATAAAGGCAAGTGTCGTCGAACGCTCAGCCACGTTTCCCTGCCTTTCTCGTCGTCACCGACGATTCAATCCGCATAAACTCCAAGCCACGCAGCACCCATTCGCCAGGAGCCTCTTCCAGTTCCCACGGCGCTACGCCCCACCGCTGAGCGAGCGCGTCGAGCGCGTACTCCAGCGGGACAGGTGTTTTGGCGTCGGGGTTTATTGCTGTTCTGGCGAGGGCTGTACGGAGTTGCTGCCCTGCTCTTTTGGGAGTGTAAGTTCCTCGATCCAATCACGCATTCTGCCTGCGATCACAATTAGAACGCTGAGCGGGAGGTCGTCAAGACTATCCACGCCGAGATTGTGCGACGAGACGAGCGACAGAAGCCTGTCGGTACTCTCTTCTTCGGTCGCGTCTGCAGCGCGGATAGCCTTGATCTCACCCCAAGTAAACTCTCTAACCTGAACCCAATGACCAGAGAGATCGCCAGTCAGTTCAAGTTTGGTCGTTTTTGCCTTCAGCATTTAGCCTCCTTATCCTGCTTAGGAAATTGTTGCGAGGTTATTCTTGACCGTGATGGAGAAGTCCGTTGCTGCGGACGAATCCACAATGCCACGATAAGCGATGTTTGCCACGATGACACCATCAACTTCCGCGATCTCGTGCGTGTCTGCCACGCCGTAGAAGTCAAGCGTGAATTCGTAATTGCCAGCGCCGAGCACTGGACCCGTTGTGCGAATTCGGATCTTGCGCTCGCCCTTCAGCAAGAACTTATCCAATTCGGTGCGGTTCGTGAAATACCGAACGATCTCAAGTCGCGCCTGTCGCGCAACAGGAGCCACCGTGTCCACAGATGCCGACGTGCCGTCAAGCACTTCGCGTCGGACAAGTCCGCGCGTGAGCGTGAAGGTCGCTTCCTGCACCGAGGTGTCGGCGGTTGATCCAATCGTGGTCGTGTCAATGAACACGGCTGCGCCTACGCCAAGAACGCTAATCTGCGTTGTATCCGATGGGCTGGCGCTGTATGCCGTTCCGAGCGTGACTGTGCCTGCAGCGATGGTTGTCGCCGTAAAGGTGACAGCCTCGTCCTTGACATAGGCAATGCTTAGTTCGTCTGTGGCGCACCCTGGGAGCAGATAGATCGGAACAGCCGTGCCGCCGTCTGCCCAGCCCCATTCAGCCGTGAAGGTCTTTGGTGCGTTGGCGGTGCCGCTGTTTGGCGTGTATGCCCAAGTGTATGGAGCAACAGTGCCAGAGGGGGTCACGCCGCCCTTGACGCTGCTTTCGAGCCAGAACGGAATCTGGTTGTAAAGCACAGGACCGCTAATATTCAGCCCGTTTCGCTCAACGCCAGCATTGATCTCGTGCGTTTCGAAAAAGGTGCCACGAAGCGTCGTGTTGGCAATGCTCGTGACTTCCTGCGAAGGAGTTGCTTCGTCCGCGTAAAGGACGCGCGTTGCGGAGACAGCCGAACCAGCCGTGGATTCAAGCGCCCCAACGAGTTTTAGTAACTGGTTGACTGCCATTGTGTTCTCCTTATGCTCTTTCCACCGATTGCAGGGCGTTTGCCTGATCGATGTATTTATTTAGCACGCTGTTAGCAGATTGCCAACCAGCGTTGCTTGCTTCGGTCATTGCTGGTTGAACAAACGGGTACGGACGAGAACCTGGATGTTGCACCAGCGTAGCATATCCAAGTCCAATTTTGAGATAACTAGCACCGCGCGGTCGAACCAAATGTGGCTTTGTTCCCCATTCGATCAATTCACGATGCCTGCTGCCTTTGCCCATCGCACCAGCGATTACGCCGATCGTGCCTGGCTGTCTTCGGATCTTTTTTGCGTTGATTGACCGATACAGGTTGCCTGTTCGCCGACCAACGGCGCTTGAATCGTACGATGACCGCACAACGGCAGCCATTGTTTTTCCTGCGGCATCGCGCATCTTGCCAAGCAATTCCTCTACAGGTCCCTCAAAGAACTGCTGGACATATTGCTCGGTGAATTCTGTCTCGTATTTCATTTCAATGGTTGTGGTTGACATTACGGTGCAATTGTCCCCAATACTTCTCGGGTTGCCACATCAATTTGCATTTCAATAACCGCAAACATTTCCCCGCCATATTCAGATTCGCCCATACGAATATCAGGCACAAGCGCTTTCACCACAACCGAGGGCAAACCTAATTGGATCTTGCTGACAACTTGCTCCACGAGCACATCGCGCCAAGCATAAAGTGTTCGCAGGGTGCGATCGCCTCCAGCAGCCTTCGCAACGTAGAAGCGCACGGGAAAACGGTGCACCTGTCGCACGAGGCGATTCGGACCGTATTCCGCCGTGGTGGAAGGGGGAAAAACCACCACGGACGGAAACACGGAGATCATATCAGGCGGCAACGCCGTCGCCAAACGAACCGCGTCGTAGCCCGCTGGCGGTGTCGTATTGGCGGCAGAGAACCGCGCAGCGAGCGCGGTGCCGATCGCGTAGGTATCCAGCGCCATCTAGACCGCCTGCGCTGCGACGCGATACGCGCGCAACATCTGCTCCACATCGGGGTCGAGACGTGCCAAGAGACGCATCTGCCCAATGTCAGGCGATCCCGCGATCCCGAACGGCGTGTTGCGGCGATTGAAAATTCGCCCGCTCTGGATGATCGTTGCCATTTCTACAGGCTTTGGGATGCTCGCCCAGCCGCGTACGCCAACAACTTTTACTGCCCTGATGATTTGCACAGGGAACGTGTTGGCACCTTCGGTCAGCGCAATAATTTCATTGTACGGACGACCAGTTACCGCAGCGTTGAACGGAGCAAGCGCATAGTCGGTGTTTTGTGTCCAACTTGTGGTGTAGGTGCCGTCTGCGTCGCCGTCTGTTGTAAGCGCCGAGACGGATACAAAATCATCAATTGGTTGCGTCAAGTACTCGTCGGCTGTGTAATACGCTGTGACTGTGCCGCCGTTGTAAAAAAACCGCCCGCAATAATCGTCAATCAGGCGGCTGACGGACTCGATAACGAGTTCCAACTCGCCGTCGGATGTGGCATCAATGATGCCCAGCGCCGTCTTGACGGCAGATCCAGTTGTGTATCCGTTGGTAATTGCCATCAGGTCTCCTTGATCAATTGGACACGCTTGAGCGCATCAGAATCGCCAGCATCTTGCCAGCCGCGCACAATAAGTTCCGTCAGCGGTTGGTGAGGTGCGTACGACCTCAACACATCAGCCATATGCATTTCATTGGTTGAGCCGAGTTTGAGGTCATAGCAGATATCGTTCAACAATTGGCGATTGGTAAATCGGTAGACACCGCAGCATACCAACACTTGAGGCACGCCACGCGTCCATCCGCCTTCGCCGTGTTCGTAATAATCCCAGACCCGCCACGGGGCGGGCGCAACGCCAACCCAGTCGCCCTCTTGCTTCGGCACTTCTGGAAGAAGCGTGTCTGCGAATAGCACCGTCAGCGCACCATCTGGAAGGCTCGTAGAGGCACTCAGGAGCGCCCCAGACGGTCCGTCCGCCTCATCGTGAGGGATTACACCCGAAAGCCACGGAGCCGCGCTCAGAACGCGTCCTACGTCATCGCTACGGACAACGGCATAGGTGGGCTCATTGCGAACAGCCCGTCTGTGCCACTCGTGTACTGGCATCCCAGCCGCCTCAACGAGGAGTTTATTCGTGCCGCCTAGCCGTGTGGCTTTGCCAGCGGCGAGGATGACGATCACGGTCGACTCTCGTGCGGGTGCGTCTCCGACAGGTCGTAGTGCCAAGTCTGGCGCTCCACGCAGGTAAACTTTGCCCCAGTTTGTAGCGCCGCCACCCAAAGCAGCCAGTCGTAACCTTTGACCTGCTTGAAGCCGCCGAGTTCTACGAAGAGGTCTGTGCGGATCAGCGCGTTGTGGCTGACAACCGAAGTCTGGCGCAACGCCTCCGCGCTGAACGGCTGGTTGTAGCCGAGCCACGGGTTCGCGCCGCTGACATCGCACCACGAGTACGCGACATCCGCTCCGTTCGTCTCTGCCGCCTCTACGAGCGAGGCGAGGTGATCAGGATAGAAGTAGTCATCGTCATCAAGCAGCGCGATCCATTTGCTCTCTGCCGCAAAACAGAGGTCATTCTTCATCGCGGCTCCGCCACGCCTCGCGTAGTCGTAGCCGATCAGATGCGCCTGCGGGCGTAGTGTCTGCCGCCGCACCGAGGTCACCGCACGAAGCAGGAAATCCTCCCGCTCTGGCAGCGTAGGCGTGACGACCGTGACGCTCATTTGCGCTTGGCGGCTCGTCGCTGTTCGCGATTCAAGCCATTCGCCTGCGGAATCTCTGATTCAATCTGCTTCAGAATTGGTCGCCAATGTTCGGCGTAGACTCGATCCGTCGTGTACGCAGCGGCAAAATCAATCGCAGCGGCACGCGCTGTTTCTCGTTTCTCGCTGTCGTGTTTCAATTCGTAGGATTGCACCAGTGCATCCTCGATCTCTTTGACGTTCGGGACCATCCACCATCCGCCCTGAAGCGGATCGTATTCGGGCTGTCCGTTTACCTTCCAGCCAGCGCCAACCAATTCAGGCTGTGCAGTCCAATTGGTGACGATCACGGGCACGCCGCACGCCTGCGCCTCTATCGTTGGCACGCCAAAGCCCTCGCCTCGTGAGGTCATCAGCAACACGTCGCTGGCAGAATAGGCTTTTGCTACGACTTCAGAAGACAACCCCTGCCGATATTCAAATTGCGGAACAAACCGCACGCGATCCATCGGCGCATCAACTGCTTTCAACACGCGCTCAATGTTTACGCCGTTTGCCAGACCAAACATCTCTGTCCAGATCAGCAAATAGGCATCTGAATGCGACTTGGCGAAATTACTCCACGCCAACAGCATCTCGGGCCAGCACTTGCGAATCGGGGTCACGCCCTTGTTTGCAGAGTTGATGATAGTCAGGTGCGCGTCATCGGGAACATTTAGATCCTTGCGCATCAATGACGGCGTTGGCTTGAACACCTGCGCGTTGAATGAATGCGGCGCATAGAACACGCGATCCCGCTCGATGCCTGCGCCAAGCAATTCGTGCTCGCCGAAACGGGACATCGCGATCGCCCATTTGCCCTTGCCTCTTCGTGCGAACCACGCCTTCACCTCATCAGGCACCACGCTGTGATCAACGGGTGTCCACGATGCCATCGGGATCTCATCCCATTGGGGCGACTTGTACACCCACACGTCGTAAAGCGAAAGCCCGATGCCAGCCTCTTCTGGTTGCTGTGACAACCAAAACGCAATCTGCGCTGGTGTCAGATCGTTGCTGTATGCATCCATCCCCTGTCCCATCACGGGAATGCCGTTCCAATCGAGCGTCGTGCCTGCCAGACCGTAATTCGCCATCAGCGCGACTTTGTGTCCGTCTGCGACAAGTTTCGGTGCCAACTCTGTTGCCTGCATCCCGTAACCCGTAGGTGACCACGGAGCGTTTGTAGTGAAACCGATTCTCACGGTAATGCCTCCTCTGTTTGTCCTCCCGCCGAGCCGAAGCCCGACGGGAGGTTTAGCCTAGATCGCTAGGATCAGGTGTTCGCCGAAACGAGCACCTTGACCGCGTTCAGGTCAGGAATGTTTCCGTCCACAGCATACAGGGTGCGAATCGCAACCTGGTTGGTGTTGAACAGGTAGTCCGTCGAGGACGCAACCTCGATCGGAAGTTCTCGTACATAGTACGAAGGCTCGTGAACAATTGCCACAGACTTGGAGGCAGAAGCCACCGCAGCCATATGGACGTTCTCCTTGAGTCGGTATCCCATCAGGGTGTCAGGCTGACCAGCCGCCATTGAAGGCTGGAAGACGAACTGCCCGTTGAGATCCTGCAACTTGCGGAGTTTGCTTACTGCCGTCGTGCTCGCGTGCCAAACCGTGCTGGTGTTGCGGTACGAAGGAGCGAGTGAATAAAGAACCGTAGCAAGATCCAACGCATCGAAGAAGGTCGCCGAGACGGTGCCTCCCTTTACTGCGGTGCTCAAGCCCGTTGCCGCAGAGACGAAGCCCTGTGGCTGAACGGTGCCTGTGCCGATTGCCATCGCTGAACCAGCGACGAATGCAATCTGTGCACCTGCCTGTCGACCAACGGTTCCAAGAATGTCGAAGCCTGCATCGCGAACAAGTTCAGCCGACAAAAGCGTCAGGCTGGCGATCTTGTTTGCATACAGAGTAATCGACGAAATCGTCGGATCTGCTGGCGTAATGGTTGAACCCTCGGTGACGAAGGCTGCCGACTGATTCGCGGTCACGCGTGGCAGAGTAATCTGCTCGCCCGTGGTGGTGCGAAGTTTCGTTGCGCCATCATAGATCGGATTTCCCTCAGTGAGCGCCACGACGATAAAGTCGGCGAACGTCACGGGAACAGTTGCGGAAGCCGATGCAAGAGCGCGGATCTCAAACTGAGCGCGTCGCTTCTCGCCCGTGGCGATTGCCCGAAGGACGTCGCCCTCGTTGTCAGCAGGCTTAGCCGCGTTCTCGACCTTGAGTGCTTTCTCAGCAAGCGCGCCGATCTTCTCGGATCGCTCCTCAGCAGCAGCAACCTGATCCATCTTGGACTTTCGTGCTGTCATTGAATCGTTCAGGCTCGTCCATCGAGCCTCTTCCTCTGCGGAAAGTTCGCGCTTCTCGTCAGCCGCACGATTGAGGAGAGACTTAGCCTCTTCCCAGTCGTTTCGGTACTGCTCGTGAAGCGTCTTGGTAATGTCGGACATTTTGTCAGACTCCTTACGCTATCTTTGTGGGGTTGATTGCTTCTTCGGTGGTGCGACCAGCGGTGGTGCCTTGTGAGCCCTTGTGCTGCGCCCTAGCGAATCTGCTGTTCCAGTTTGGCGAGTGCCAACTGGCGCTCACGAACGGAGAGAGGTACGAGCCGCTCATCGGCTTCCTCTGGCTCCGTTGTAGTCTCAGGTTCTGCCCGAAGATCTGGTGAGATCTTTCGGATTGCGAGGTCAAGCGTTGCGGCTGAATCCGCATCGGGTGCTCCCGCCAAAAGTGCGTCGAAGGCGTGCATCAGCGTGGATGCGTCAATTTCTGTTCGCTCAGACAGCGAACGAACCGCGCCCAAACCAATCGTGGCTGGATACGCTGGCTGGTTGCCTGTCAAAAGACTAACCTCGTGAAGTCGAATATTTCGCAATTCGCGCACGCCGTTGTCATTGTAGGAATCGCCTTTGTTTGGCACGGTGAAGCCAAAAGACATTCCCATCGCCGCACCGTCTCGGCGCAACATTGCGGCAAGATCTGAGGCAAAAGTCACTTCTGGATTCAAAGAAACGCGAACCTTTAGCCCGCGATCGTCTTCCATCAAATCGAGCGTGCCTGTCTTCGTTGAACCGAGGAAATACTTAGGATCGTGATCCTGAAGCGCCTTGACTTCCCAATCGCCACGCTCGGCGGCTGCAACGCTTTTTGAGAACGCGCCTGGCTTGATGATCTCACGCGTGCTTAGCCCTTCGGCTTCAGCGTTGAAAACGGCGGCATAGCCCGTAAAGGTGTGCCCATCGCCCTCAGCGCGGATCTCCGTTTGGAACTGTCGGTACTCGATTGCCATTTTTGGTTTCTCCTTACGCTCGGCGTTCTCGACGATATTGTCAGCCCACCGCTTACCCGCGTCGCCGCCCCATAGCGCCCACGCGATTCTTCCAGCGGACGGATAACCGTCTTCGCCAGTGTTGAAGCCTTGTCCCTGCTTATCGACCTCGTGACGTGCAAAATATGAGCGCATCCGTTGTACCGTATCAAACGGCAAATTGCGCCCGTTGATAATGTCGCGCGCGCGAGCAACGCCGACGAGGGTACCGCCGCGTCCAAATTCAGCGCGCCAATCTAGACCGCGCTGCGCCTCTGTCTGCATCTGCTTCGTTGGTTTATAACCGTCAGGGTTGATCGGAGCGCGCTCTTCATAATCGTCCTCGTTCTCGTCGTCGTCATCGTCTTCGCGCGGCTGCCAAGCGTTGCAGTAATACGCGCCGCTGACATAATCGTCCCAGCGCTCGCACCACGCCTTGTCGCCCTGAATATCGTCTTCGTTGTAGAAGGCGCAGTTGCCGCAGGCGCGACCTTCAGGCACATCCTCGGCGAGTGCGGGTCGGTAGTTATCTGGCAAGGCGCGCTCGCCGCCAGGCTCAATGCCTTCAGCCAGCGAGACGGCGACCATCTGATCGGTCGCATCCTGCTTGTTCGTGTGGCAGCCGATTACCTCGCCGCCCTCTTTTATGGTCGCCCAGCCATCGC